GTGGCAACGTATCTGCTGGAATTGAGCCTTGGGCTGCTAACGTATTTACTGAGCAAAGTGCAAAAGGAACATTTATAAGAAAGAATAATGAACTTAAAAAAATACTTAGAAAAATTGGCATTGATACCAAAGAAACTTGGGATAAAATTCTGCAAGACGGTGGATCCGTTCAAGGAATTAAAAAACTCGATGGATGGTTTTACGACCACCTTGGAAGATTAAATGAAGAGGAAGGTGAACCTGTGAAGAATGTATTTAAAACATTTAAAGAAATAAACCAATTAGAATTGGTTAATCAAGCAGGTATTAGACAAGACTATATAGATCAGTCTGTAAGTTTAAATTTAGCATTTCCATCTGTAGCTGAACCTAAATGGATTAATAAAGTTCATATGGAAGCATGGAAACGTGGTATTAAAACTTTATATTATATGAGAACTGAATCCGTATTAAGGGGTGATATTGCTGCTAAAGCAATGGATCCAGATTGTTTGTCTTGTGACGGGTAAAAAATTAAGGGGCTTTGCGGCCCCTTTTTTTATTTCTTTTTATCTTTTTGTAAATATTCAAGATCTTTCATAAAGTCTCTCATTTCTAACTTTATTTCTTGAAAGTCTGTTTCTAATTTACGTTGCGCTGGCCAAGTATATTGTTGTTCGTTTTCTTTTAATTTTTTTGACGCTATTTCCAACGCTTCAATTTTAGCACTTAATGTATAATAAGATCCTATAATAGAACCAAATAAAGATCCTATCATAATAACCTGGGCTAGCGAAATACTGAAATCTGCTTTCCCGTCACCATTAATATCAATTTTTGCCATAGCTATTTTTTTAGTCGTTTATAAATACCTATTAAAGTATATATAATTGATAATACTAATACTATTATTTTTAATGCTGGTTCCATCTCTGAAATAGAACTAAGCAATAATGCTCCTGTGCTAACCCCTAAAATTCTTATATCACTCATTTTTTTAATTATATTTCGCGGTATTGCGTCCTCCCGTTTATCTTTTCCGCGCGCAGACAACGGTTTCTGTTTTGTTCTTCGGATACATAACTTACATGCACCCAGTCCGGGTTTTTGTCTGAACCAAATTCCCATATTAATTGATCAAAATTTAAGTTGTCTTTAATATAATTAAACATTTCAGCATTTGTTTTATGACCAAAAGTGTCATCTAAATCAATTGCTCTTCCTTCGCAATGTTGCGATCTTTCTGAACCTCCAATAGTTTTATTCAATTCTTTACAACGATAAAAACTATTTACTTTTATTGGTCCCCCAACCCATTCTCTTAATGGTTCAAAAATACTATTAGCAACAGCAATCATATTTGTTAATTCATATGAACCAGGTACATTTTTAATACCTAGTCTTGTAGCTGTATTTGATTTTATAGATTCTTTGTATGATATATGATTAGATATTTTCATTTTATTAAATTAATTTCTTCTTACCGGGGCTCTTTTTATGCCACTACTTTTAACACTACTTCTTTTTGTAGAAATTTTACTAGGCATTTTCTTTTTAGGTTTTTTAGTTTGATTTTCAATCATCCCCAAATCCCATTCAGACCAACCTAGCGATAATGCTATTGATTGCCATAATTCAGTTTCAGGTTGAATAGCAGTATAAATATGATCTGCTTTCGTAATTAATCTATCCGCCGGCAAATTAGTTCCAGCTGATATTACTTGTCCCACCGCTAAAAATGCCGGGTTTTCTAAACTAAACCCTTCAGTAAATACTTTTTCTTTTGATTGCTTATAGGTAAAAGTTTTTCCGGCTGAAACTAGTTTACGTAGTTTAGAATTAATTGGTGGTGATATTGCTGTAGCTTCGATTGCAACCTTAGTATAATCAGGTCTGCTTTTTTCTGATTCTTCTATAACTTTAAGAATCATATTTTTAACTGTAGCAGCACCTGCACCGTATACACCGGCTCCTCTTAAAAATGTATCTATAGAACTATTTGCTATTCTAAAATATCTTGATTTTTCTTCGTCGTCTTCTTCATCAGAAAATAGTAAAGCAAATAAACCTTGTTGTAATGCAGAGAATATAATATTTTGTATTACGCTATAATACATAATTTTACTAATATTTGTTTTCCAATCACCACGATTATTAATCAAATCTAAGGCAGCTTTTTTAGTTAAACGAGCATATTGCATAGGTGTATTACCAAAAGCTAATATAATACGCCCTAATGAGCTCGCTTGCTGCATTGAAATTCTATCGGGTCGTGCAGATTGCTGTGATTCTTCTGCTACTTCTTGAAAATCTGAAAAAGATTTTTTCTTGGCTTCTTCTTGAGATAATCCTTCTTTTAAATATTTTTTTATTCTATTGCGATAAAATGATGCCCCACCTGAGGCAATAGCAAATGAGTCAGCGATTTGTGTTGGCGTAAACCCAAATTTAAGTATTGCGCTTAATGCTGCTTTAGCTTTATTTGTAGACGTAGCAGCGGCATTAGCAATTTCATCTGCATTAATATCTGTTTGTAAACCAGTACGTCTTTGCTTTAAAAAATCTGAATTAAACAATTCTGTAAAATCACTCCAATATTGTTTTTGATTAGCAAAAGCCACAGCTGCATTAATTGGATTATTATCAGTAAAGTTAATAAAGTTAACCGCAGAAATAGTTTGTAATAATGCGGAACGTGAGTTAAAGAACATGATTGTACCAACAGAATTATTTACCCAATCTTGAAAACCTCTTTCTAATTTACTAACACCAATTCTTCTATTTCGGCCATTCCACATTCTATAAAGCATATCATCTAATGCTTCAATATATTTTTCTCCGTATAAAGCTTTAAGCTTATTTTTATTTTTATCAGAAAATATTATATCTGAATTATCTTTCCATTCTTGTAAAAATTCTTTTCTTTTTACATCATTAATATATGAAATAAGATCAGTTGTAATATCCCCAACATTCCAATTTTTAGATGGATCAGGATAACCCTCCGGATTTAATGCCATTAATCTATCTGCAAAAGATTTTAATTTAGGATTATTTCTAACATATTTTAAATTTTCATTTAAATCTGCCTTGGCTAATCCATTTTCTTTTGATGTCATATCAACCCCTTGAGTATGCCATATATATATACGAACTGAATCTTGGTTTCTAAATCCAGTTTCATTTTGTTTATTTAAGCCAGCGGGAATATCTTTCTTAATTTGTTTTTTAAGATTAACCCATTCACGCATAGCTTTTTGCTTAGCTGCCTCGTATTGTTGAATGCCACGAGAAAATGGTCGTAATAAATTTTCATTATACCATTGCAATTGTGCATCGCCAATTTTGCTTTTACCTAAGGTTGTGTATAGCAAACCTACGAAATCATCAGCTGAATATGGAATAAAGAATTTACCCTTACCTTTTTTACGCCCAAGCAATTCAGCTTTAACAGGCGAATATTCTTTATACCAATCTACTTTAGTTGATTTTTGTAATATATCTTCATTAAATTGTCTATCTAAAGATTTAGCTGGTTTTTTAGCCTGCTGTACTCTTGATTTTATATCTTCATCTTTCAATGCATCTTTTACGGCTTGAACGTTTTTAACCGCATCATCTGCAAAATAAACATCATTAAACCCTTCTTTAACTTTATTTTTAATCCAATCAGCTTTAGCTTGTGGGGCCCCATTACCTAAACCAATAATATTGTCTATATTAAATGGTAACCCTAATGCGTCTAAAAATTGTTTTATTGCATATTTAGCATTTTCTGGTCTAGCAGTTAATATGTATATATTTTCAGAGCCTCTAGCATCAATTATTTTTTTAGCAACATCAAACAATGGTCCTTTTTCTCCATCAATTACTTTTGCAAATTCAGAAAAATCAAAGTTTGCTCCTTGCTTAGCTAAATCATCACCTTGTTTTGCAAATTGTTCTGCATTTAGTTTGCCTTTTTTGCCATCAGGCATTGTATATAATACATTAGATTTTGATTCAGCTAATGTATCATCAAAATCAAATATTCTAATTTTTTTAGAATCAGTGGCTGTATTAATATATGCTAAATCTTTTTCAATATCTATAACACCTTCAAATCTTGAAGAAAAAACACCAGTTGTTTTTCTTCCTAATTCATCTATTTTTTTTGTTGTTGTTTCAGTTACAAAATCTATCTTGCTTTTATTTAATTCAGCCAATACATTTTTATAATTTTCTTGAAAAGATTTTTTAGGATCTATTACGTTTAATATATTTTCTCTTATTTCAAGTATTGGTGGAGTATGTTCATATACTAATTTTTCTCCTTTTTTCGCTTTTTGTATAGATCTTATTTTACCAGATAACCTAAATGCACTATCACTAGATAATCCACTAGTTTTTAAATAATCTTCAGCTAGTTCTAATTTATTTTCAATAACTAATTTAGCAATTTTTTTAGCAACATATGAAGCATTAGCTTCGTTCATAATATCTTGTGCTTCTTTTTGATTAGTTAATTTATCATAAACACTTTGCCAAGAATTTTTTATTACTATTGAACCACTGCTTGGTCTATACTTTCCTTTAAAATCATTTATTGCTATATTCTTATAAAATAGGCTTTTTCCTTTACCGGTTTTTATTAATTTAAAGCTTTTTAACGTTTCTGTATCTAAAACATTTTGTTTTTTAAACCATTCCCAAGCATGTTCAACAGCAACTGAATCGTCTTTGAATAAATATTTTTTATTTGTTTTTGTACCAGTATTTATTTTTACAAGACCAGCTAATTCATATTTTAAAAACTCATATATAGCCTGTTCTTTTTCTTCTATATTTTTTGTATTTTTAATATTTTCTTTTAAAGAAACTATGCTGTCATTTAAAATATTAAATATTTTATTTTTTACAATAACACCATCAATTTTTTCAACAAATTCTTCATTTTTTTCTTTTGAAGTAAAATCTTTTGTTTCTTTAAAAGTTTCTTTTGCGGCTTCTTCTACAGCATTTCTGTCTTGTTCATTATCAAGTAATTTTTTTGCTGCATCAATACCTTTTTGTAAAGCTTCGGCAAAAGATTGCCCGCCTTTAAATGCTGCTTTTATTGCTTTTAAAAACGCTTTTGCAATTGCTATTGAAAGTTCAGGAAAACCTAATGAAACATATAATTCTCCATTATTTTTTTGTAGATTATCTAAATAATTAATAGCTCTATCAATGTTTTTAGATATAATCTCAATAAAATTACTTGGTACTTCTTGCCCTTGTATTTCTTGAATAGCTTTAAACTTTTCTACAATTTCTGGTTTAGCTAATGAATTTAATACATTGTCTAATCCAATTTCACTTGCCAATGTACTAGCAAGAGAAGTTTTTCTAGCACCTTTAACATTGCCTGGTGCATCTAAAAAGTATTTTAAAAATTCAGCTTTTGTAATATTTCTTTTTTGAAATACTTTTTTTCCTTCTGCTGTTCTTTCTCTTAATTGTTTACCAGTTTTAGGATCTAATACTGGCTCATTAAATTCTTTAAAGCTTTTATTAATTGCAGATTGTGGAATTGCTGGATAGATTTTTTCAAAATTATCTCTTAAGAATTGCTCATAAGACTCAGTTCTACCAAATATTTGTTTGAATGTATTTGTTAATTCATTTCTAAAACCAGTAGTTAAAGCCTGTTTAAATTTTTTGTCAGTTACTGAGGGTAATTTTGTACCCAATGTTTTTTCTACAGCAGCAACAATGTCATTTTGAGTTTTATCATCAAGCTTTAAATCTTCAGCTAAAGCTTTGCGAATTTCTTGTTGAGCTTCTTCCTGAACTTCAACTCGTGTTTCGGCTGTAGTTTCTTCTGCTATGCCTTTAGCTTCAGTAACATCTAATTCAAAATCTTGCTTTAAAACTCTTTGAGATGCTTCAATAGCTCTGCTGTTTATGAATTTATTAATGTAAGCTGGTAACGGAACTCCTTGATTTTTTTCTGGCTTAAAGGATCTTATTAAATCCAATACACCTCTTTCCCCAGTTAATATTTCATCTGTAAGCAATTCTTTATCAAAACCAGGAACATTTTTACGTTTCATAGCTATTTTTTCAGCCATTGGGCGGTAAAGTTCAATTATTTCTGCAGCGCCATTGATACCTTTTTCATCATATATTTTTTGTACTTTTTGAGCAGACTCATTTGATTTGCTTGAAATATTGCTTACAACACCTTTTATTCTATTTTGAGCTTCTAAATATTTATTTTTATAAATTTCCAATGCTTCTTGATATTCTTCAATAGGCATTTCATCTCTTTTATTATTTATATCTTTTACTTTAGATATATATTGTTTTTTAAGATTTTCAATATCATTAATTTCATTAAAATCTTTATCTTCAGCAAAATTAAATATTGAAGCCGCTTTTGTTATCAAGCCGTCTAATTCTTGTTGTTTTGTTTTTATTTGTTCTTCAATAGCTTCTTTTAAATCAATTGTTTTAGCCTCTCCTTTTTTATATTGAAGTTCTGCAATTTCATCAATTTTAGCCTCCATTTTACCTTCATCAATAGCTACACGCATATTTTTCAAAGGTTCCCAAACTTTTTTTGCAACTATCTTAGCTCCTTTTCCAAGGCCACCAAATGCTAATGTACCAAAAAATGCATTAGTATATGTATTAAAAGCATTTTCTTTTGAAAATTCAATGGCTTCTTTAACAGCATCGTCAAAAGAATACCCTTTGGCTTTAGCTGTATTAAAGTATTCAGGTAATTGTTGAGCTGTTTCTGTCCACGCTTCTTTATTACTTACAGTTAATAAATTCCCCAATCCTTTTGCTGTTGCTGGATTACTTGAAAGCCATTTTGTAATACCTTTAATACCAGCATATTCTAAAGCAATTGCCGGGACTGATGCCATTGCGGGAGCATAAAATTCGTTTTTACCATCATTAATAAGTTTTTGTATTGCTTCTTCTTCAGGTAAATCTTTATATAATGTTTTAGCTTTTTCTATATTATAATCAGTTACGAATTGTCCCATTATATCCGCACCAGATATTGTTGCCCCCACTGTTGCGCCCATAACAGGGCCAGCTAATACTGTAGCCGCAGTAGATGCTAATACAGTAGGAACTACAGAAATACCAACTTCGGCAGCACTACCAACTAAGCTACCCGCTACATCCAATAAACTACTTCCTTCACCATCAGTTATAGAAGGCATAGGTTTTATTAGCTCTTTCGTTTTAAGTAGTTCTTTATAGCTTTCTTTTTGTTTATCAACTAAAGCCTCATAATCAGGTTGGGTAGCTCTAACAATGCTTGGCACCGCCCCCGCAACCCCAACTCCAGCTGAGGGTGTAGTATATAAAGCTTGCATTGCTCCCAGAACAGCAGTAGTCGCGGCTTGATATCTACTTTTTACGGAAGGTCCAAATTCCCCGCCGGCTCCATCTTCTCCAAATAAATTATAAGATATTGTTTTAAATTTCTGTATACCACTTTCATCAACAATTCTTTCAGCAATAGGAATATTTTTTGCTTTTTCAAAATCTAATAAAGCCTTATCTACATTTTGTATTGTAAATTCTTTTTTATCTCTTATTAAAGATTGAGATACGGCATATGGCAGTTTTCTTTTTTCTTCAATACTAATTTCTTGTGAATCCAAAGAAATATCTTCCTGCTGTAATTCCGTAACGCTTGGCTGTGTTTCGGGTGCTACAATTTCCTCCGCAGCTACACCCTGTTCTTCCTGTGGAGGAGTTATCTTTCCCTCTTTACGAGAAATATTATATTGTTTAGTATAATCATCTACACTTAAACCTTTTGTGCTAGCAGCTTGTTCTACTTCAGCTAATGTAAATTCTTGGCCTTCGTATTCAAAAATTTCTTCCATGTATATTTAATTTAAGGTAATGCGGCTTTTTCTACTGCGGCTTTTTTAATTGATGGTATACTCAATGGTGGTAAGTATTTAGATATAAATTTTTCAAAATCACTAACACCACTTTGCCCCAAAACTTCTTCTCCAATTGCTCTTGGATCTGATAAATTTATATCAAGTAAATTGCCATTTAAAAATATATTTCCTGCTCCAACTGGGTATAATTCGTTAAATTCTTTTTCAAAATCTGCTTTAGATTTTTTTTCAGACGGCTCTAAGTCTAATTCTTTTTGTGCCATTAAAGCGTTTTGAACATAAAGTACTTTGCCTTCATTTCTATCTGTAAATAGTTTACCCGATCTTTTTGCTGATGGGCTCAATGTTTCATTTGCTATTTTAATAAAAGTAGATTCATTCATTGTCCCTTGCTCAGTTTCTATTGCTTTTTTAATTCTATTAGCAACTTGTGCAACATATGGTTCATTGGTACCGGATTTAGGGGCATTAGCTTGACTTAATTTGGTATTTAATGAAGACTGTATACCTTTTAAACGGCTAACCATTGCATTTCTTACATCTTCAGTAATTTCATCAAGTGATTTATTATAATAATCTCTTTGTGATTCTTCTGTATTACCAGCTACATTAAAATGTAATGCTGCAGATTTAATTTGAGAAGGATTCATTGATCTTATTTGCAAATCAGCAGTGTCTATAACATTTTGATCAGTTAAAGTTTGTCCTAATTTATATTTATTTTGGAGCATTTGTTGTGTACTATTTTCTATAGCTACACCAATACCATAATCAATAGTTTCAGGCGGTTTAATATTTGATAAATCAATCAATGTTTTTCCACCATCAGTGGTTAAAAAATATTTACCGTCTTTTTTAACCCAATCTTTTTTAACATTTGTATCAATTGCTGCTAATAATGCTGCTTTATTATTAGCGTCTAGCCATGGTGCCTGACCAATTTTATCAGCATCAGCATAGTCAGTACCTAATAATTTTTTAATTTTAATATTGGCATTTAAATCAGCTACATCTTTTTTAAGATTTGATAAAGCAATACTATATTCAACAGGGTCCATATCGGATTTGCTTTTTATTAATTCAAAAGCCTTGTTTTTTATATTATTTGCTTCAACTGTAGTAGCACCAAGTAAATCTTCACCAATTTGAGAAACGTTAACAGTATCTATAGATGCATATTCTTGTGCTCTAATTTCATTTTCTCTTTTTACTATAGCTTTTTGTTGCTCTCTAAATTCAACAGCTTTACCAACAACATTTGCAAAAGGCTCTGAAAAGGCTTTACCTACATCTAAAAATTTAGGAGCTACATCAGCTTCTCCTCTTATTAAAGCTAAATTTGCCATATTTTAATTATTATTATTATTATTTTTTATTTTCCTCCTCCAAATAATGAACTTATTCCGCCAGGAAGCATTCCACCGCTTAGTGCAGCACCAGCAATAGATCCTATACCACCAATTAAAGAGGCTGTAGCTTGTTGCCTTGCTACATCAGCCGCTGCTTTTCTTTGCTGAGACATACCAAGTAGTGTTTCTGTTCTATCAAATTCCATAGATTGAACAGCCATTTGTCCTTGTGCTTGTAATTGTTGAATTTGTGCTTGACCTGCTGCTACCATTTTTTCGTTTTCTACTTCTTGTCTTGAAATATCAGCTGCAATACGTTGTGTTTGTTGTGCTTGTACATTTGCTAATGATTGAGCAAGTGCTGCAGCACCTACACCTCCACCACCTGATCTTAATGCATCTAAAGATTGTGCTAATGCTTGTTGGTTTTGTTGTGCTTGAAATTCCGCGGCTTCAGTTGATACTCTTAAATCTTCAAATGGATTTTCTAAATTTAAATAAGCATTTTGAAATTCAAAATTTTTGTACTCACCCATCATTTGTTCATACTCCTGTTTAGCTCGCCTTTGTTCTCTTCTACGCTGCCCGCCCCCAATAAGTCCAGCGGCAATTCCGGCTAAACCTGCGCCTGCACCAATTGCAATATTAGCTTTTTCAAAAGCGCTTGGAGTGTCTGATGCAGAAAGTCCTTGCTGTAACGAAGACACATTATTAGAAGGTATACTTCCTATAGAAAGAGCATTATTAACTTGTACAGGAGATAAAGAGGTTATCGCCATTGGGTTAGTACTTAATCCCTGATAGCCCCGTGGGGTATAAGCTTTATTTACTGCAAAAACATCTACATTTTGTAAATTTATTTGATTTTCTTCGTCCATGATTATTTGCTACTTAAAAATATTTGTGAACTAACTTGGAATAATTCAATATCGTTTGCTGATTCATTTGTCATTTCAATTTCAGCATAATACCCAATCACTCCTCCTATATTTATTTCATTATCCTTACCAAAAAATATATATGAATTATTATTTAGCAAAGAAGTATCGCCATCTACTTGGCACACTATTGATCCTGTTGTTAATGAAGAAACAGGACCTACTCTTTTTATTGTTGATCCGTCAAGGTAATATATAACATCTCCTTTTTGTAACGATGCGTTATGAGTAAAACTCGTGTTAATTGTTAAAACAGACGAGCCTAAACCACTTAAACTGCTTGCATTACCAAGACCTTGAATTGAAAATTCTTTTGGATCTAAATTATTTAAATTGCTAGCAACGCCTTTTATATTATTAAACCATTTACCTTCTTTTGGTATAAAGGTTAATACTTTGCCTGACTGCTGGTCTGTTTCTATAGATGTTGCTTTCCACCCAATACTTCCTTCGTAATTAATTGTTTTAAAATGTTTTATTGAAGTGGGTTCTTCATTTTGTATAAATTTTATTGTACTGTTATATTTAGTACCATAAAAAGTATTATGATTAACATTTTCTGAATGATGTTTCCACATTTCTCCATTCTTAAATGTATAATAATTTGAATTTAAATATACGGCGCTTTCAGGAGAAAAACTTAATCTGGATGTCCATCCGTTAATACCTTCTTTAAAAGCTATAGATTCCATAAGTTATTTTATTCATATTGTTATTATTACACTTTAATTCTCTATATTAATTTAAAACTTCTTTGATTAGTTTATAATATTGATAAGAACACCTTTCATTTGATATTTCTAAATTTAAATTTGGTAAAGTATCAATATATGCTCCTTTATAAAATAAACCGCTATCAGAATTAGTTACACCCGCATTGTGGTATATACTATATTGATCCCATTTTTCTATATAATCTGTAGCCCAACAAAAGTTTAAATTTTTATGTACAGAAGTCATTATACCTTGTTTCCAAGCGACCCATAACATAGCCCACATTTCTGCTGTCCATATTTGTATTGGAAAATAGCTTTCGTCTTTTTGTTTTTTTTCATTACTTATAATAGATATTTTTTCATATAAGTTATGAGACATGTCAACAACATCTTTCCAAAATTCTTTTTTTACATTTTTATATAAGTACTGAGCTCCGCCCGATGCGTTATTCATAGATTTAACTACATCTTCAGATATTCCGGCTATTTCGAACATAGGTTCATATATATCGCTACCCTTTTGTTTTAAGTAATCATACCCTAAATAACTCACAGTATCACTTACATACCAAATATTATCATTTAACAAACCATTAAAGTCAATAGATTTTGTTAAACATGTATCTGCATCCATTAAAAATATAGTTTCATTTTCTAATTCAGGTAATGCAGAATAATGTTTATATAATAAATGTTGTTTAATTGATGGTATATAACCTTTATAGTCTCTAGTGTCTTTATAAAATGAAAATATAACTTCAGGGTATTTTTTTATGAGTTTATCAAAATAAAGATCAATAGACTCATGAATAGCCAAAAGTATATGAACATCATTTAGGTTTACACCCGCGTTCTTAAAACTATATAGCAATACATCAAGCTGCCACCCAAAATATTGAGTCGCTGGTTGAGCACATATGTATTTCATTTAATTTAATTTTTATGGACATCCAGTTTGTCCTGTGGCGGTTATTGCATATAAGAAGCCACCAGGGTCAGCTAATAATTCTGCTGTAATAACCCCAACAAACCCTCCTAATGAAGTTACTCTATCATTTATTGCAAAAGTGCCTTCATTGTATTGTTGAGAATACACTGTTGAGCTATCAGAACAGTCTGTTATTTGATACCAAACCGAACGAATAGTTGTTGTAGTAGTTGTTGGCGCAGCAGTTGTAGTTGTTGTCGTTGGCGCAGCAGTTGTGGTAGTAGTTGTTGTTGCGGCTGGGCATCCTGTTAATCCAGTAGAAGTTATTGCATATAAGAACCCCCCTGGATCAGCTAATAGTTGTCCCGTAATAACGGCTGTTAATCCACCAGCCGAAGTAACTCTTTCGTTTATTGCAAAACTTCCTTCATTATATTGTTGAGAATAAATTGTAGAACTATCGTCACAATTGGTCATTTGATACCAAACTGTGCGAACGGTTGTTGTGGTAGTCGGCTGTGGAGGTTCTGTAGTAGTTGTGGTAGTTGGTGGTGGAGGTTCGGTAGTTGTGGTTGTGGTCGGTGGAGGGCCGCCGCTAGTTGTTGTAGTTGTTGTGAGCGGTGGAGCCGCGGTAGTTGTAGTAGTAGTTAATGGTGGTGCAGTGGTTGTAGTTGTACTTGTAGTTGTAGTGGTTGATGTAGTTGTGGTAGTTGATGTGGTTGTAGTAGTTGGAGGTGCTACTGTCGTGGTAGTAGTAGTAATAATTGGTGTTGTATCAAAAGACAATATATATTGTTTTGTATAAATGTCATAACTACCTATTATATTAGTTAAATCAGAATTAAAATTATCTCTAATAAAATCATTAAGTCCATAGGAGGATATAACAGTTAAACCATCAGCAGATAATCTTAACACAACCCCGCGGGCTTTATCAGCAAAATAGCATTGATAACCATAGCTAGCAAATGATTCTGGGTTTTTAGATATACCAAATTCTCCATTAAACGGGATTGCTTGTCCTAATACAGCGTTAGTTGCTGTTAAATTTATACTACCATCCGCATTGTATAAAGCATCTTTATTAGCTAATATTTTTATAACTTTATCTTCAGCAAAAGCTATAATATCATTATTTCTAGTATGTAATTTTTGTAAGCTACCGTATTCTGGATTTAAATTTTTAGTTATGGCTTCTCCAGTGTTAAATTGATTTAAATCATTAACTCCATTTCTTGAATTAAATAAACCACTTGAAAATATTAAGCCGTATTTATTTTGTTTTTGTTTAAATCCATCTTCAACAATAGTTGAAACTCTAACTTGATTATCTATGGTCTCTTCATTAAAATCATCTCTAATCCTATCGCTTTCCACTCCATTACCAAAATCAAAACAATTAAACCATTTTAATTCTTTAGCAGTAGTATAATCAGCTATATCATAAGACTCTTCAGTTTCATAGTATAGGTCAAGTATATTTTCGTCTGGTACAGTTTCAAAAATTGGCGATGCCCAGGACCCTACAAATGATGGGGTTAAAGTTGAATCAGTAGCAGCACCAAAAGAATCTTTTTCAATTTTTAAGAAAAAATAACCTTCAAAATTTTCTGAAGAAGTTACATTATTTGGTTTGCTATCATTAATATCAATGACTTTGTATTTTAAAGAGGGGTTTGCTTCAGGTAATGCACTATCAGCTCTTTTCTTTAATATTATATAATCTTCTTCATTTACTTTGTTTATTTCGTAGCTAGGTATAACTAGCCATAAAAAATTAGCATTTTGATTATCATTAAAAGCTTTATAGATTATTATATTATAATATCCTTGAGAGTTTTCTTTAATAAAATATTTAAATGTTTTGATTCTGTCATCAAATGTTATACCTGATGGCAATGCATTCATTGAAACCTGTATTCTTTTTCCCGGATCAGTTAATGCATTTAATCTTGGAAAATCACTTTTTATAATTCCACTGTCATTAGAATATACAGTTGTTTGTCTTCCATATTCATCTTCAAATACAATACCTAATTGGTATTTACGATGCGCTTTTATAGATCTATTTAAAGGAGCTGCTCCTCTCCCAACAATACTAACATTAAATGAAGGGCTATAAGGTTGATAATTAAAGCTGGAATCTAAAGTTATATTTAATCCGTCTATATAATTACCAAATATTATTCTATTGCTTGATATTTCCATTGCTTTGGCTCTGTACGGAACATTATCATAGCTTCTTAATAATTGAGACTCTGGCAATACACTATAAACACTTTCACCTGTTATTGTTGTTGTGCATATATATGGCACTATATTTGTACCATACCCATCTAAATCTTCTTTTTTAATACTTTTATATATGTATATATTTGTATTATTAGATTCTTTATATAAAATATCAACAGATTCAATATTTGTATCTTGAACATTAATTTCACCAAGTAATATAGATCTAGTTTGATTTTGCATTGAGTTATTATAACCTTTTTCAAAATCATATTCTATAGCTCCATATGGTCTAAATGCAATTTCTGAAAATGGAGAAATAACAGAATATTGATTATTTTTAAATTTCCATCTATAAGCAAACCTTACAAACTTATTTTCAAACATTATATCTCCAATTTTAACATTTAAATTTGTAAATGTTAAAGTTCCACCTAATATGCTTTCATTTTTTAAAAATATTATATCCGCTGTTAGCCCAGAAGGCATTTGTATAAATGCGCATTTAAATACATTAATATAAGATGTATCTGCAATATAAAATATTTGGTTTGCAGTAAAATTAGGATCAGCTGAAAATGTTACTGTTGTGGGGTTTCCTTCATTAATACCCGTAAAATTTCCTGTTGCAGTTACATCAATATTATTGTTTTGTACATTAGCTCCTGTAGTATTAATAGCTAATGATGGCGCATTTAAAGGTTTTTTCTTTATTAAAGTTATATCAGATTCAACTATATTTCTATTTGAGCCTAATATATCATCATAAATAACCGTGGTTGTAAAAAAGTTACTTGAATTAGCTTTAAATAATTCAATATCTATTATTTTTGGTTCAGAATTATTATCTGTCCATGCTAAATATCCTTCTATAACATTTATAGCTGTAATTTTTGTTGTAGGGAATTTTATAATAGATTTAGAAGTATCTACTAATACAGGTGAGATAGTGCCTGTAGATTCATCATATTCAGCAATAGCATCAACAGAACTGCCATAAATAAACCAATATAATTTATCGTTTTGTGTATCAGCAATACTACCAATACAAATAGCGCCAGTTATATTTAATGTACTTAGTTTTTGATTACCAAGTAAATTATGTACACTACCGGCGTTATTGTCTTCTGATGTTGCTATCTGAATGTTTAATGCATCTCTATATTCCCCAGGCTGTATTAGACGTTCATCAACGTCTTTATTCATTCTGCCTTTAAGGAAAGTATTCTTAATTTCAGGCATTTAATTAGTGTTTTATTTGCTTACTTTTACCCCGCATTACTTGTGCCATTTCAATAGACTTAATATTTGAAAGTCTAATTTTAGCATTCCGCATTGTAGCTCTTTTTTCTCTTTTAAATCTATTTACAATGTATTCTGGCATATTTGCTTTTGAAGCTATAATAGCATGTGAAACATATTTGTATATTGCATCCTCTGCTAACTTGTGAATCTTCATTTCTGCATCTGTGCCAAGACCATCAGAAATGTATTTTATAGTAAGTATTTTTCCGGAAATATTGCTGCTAAAACCAAATTGTCCATTTAATTCATCAATAACAAAAACTCCGTTTGCTTGTGTTGTTTCTGGATTAGCACCGTATCTTCTACCCATTCCGAATACACTGTCGTTGTGTTCTGAACTTGAAAAGAAATAGTCATCAGCATTTGAACGCCCTATTGTGTCACTTGTTTCTAATCCTTCAAATCTATCTGTAGCAACAGAAGATCCAGTTAACAAGCTATCATCATTGTCATACAAATATTTAGCTTCATCATCTTGCAGTATAGCTTGAGAAGGTCTTGACGTTTGTGTAGCTGGATATAAAACTCTTTCTAATCCGTTTCCATCAATCCAAGATATTTGCACGTAGTTTACATAATCTTGTGGAAATGGTACAGTTAAATTTGATCCAACTTCAATTTCTTGAATTTTTTCAACTCTTGAAATATCATAACTAAATTCTTGTATTGCCCTTTTTGTATGAAAAACAACATCTAATCTTTTTGCTGTAGTAATAATTTTATCATCACCAACATAAGAAACCATAAAGTTATTTACTATGTCGTCTAAAGATATATATCTGTAATTACCGTGTCTTTGATTTTTTAATGTTACAGTTACTTCATCACCCACATCTGGCGGTGAAGACGGCGTGAAGTCAATTACACCGGTACCACTATTATATGTGTAATTATCGTCATCAATTTCTTCGCCATTAATATATACTACAAAATCATTTATTGTACTTGGTAATGGGTCAAATGTAAGCGTAAATGTATTTAAAGAACCAGTTCCTGTAAATTTCTCAGTAACGATATAATACTGTCTTGCTGTTTGTGTTATTAATCCCATTTATTATGACTTTTCTTGAGTTATTTTTTTAGTTTCTTTTCCGTCAGCAATTTGAACTATATCAGCTTCTTTAACATTCAACCCTGCATACAATAATATTTTGTATACTAAAGAAACCTCTTCCGTATTATGAAGTTCAAAATTAGTGGAATTTGATGCATTATATAAAGCATCGCCCGCTACATTAGTATAAGCCCATTCAACAGAATTTGGCTTCCTAACATAACTGCATGATATTAAAGACGTTATTGTTAAAGGATAAACTTTTATACCTAATACGTTTGAAGAATTAGCTGTATTTTGTATATATAAAGGATTGGAAGTTGAAGGTTGTGTAAGTTTTGAACCTAGGTAATCTAATAATTGTTTGTTATCAATTTTTTCAACTTCAGTTATGCTATTATAAATAACAGTACCTAGCTTATGAAAATTAGAAGGCAATTGAAAGTAATTTGTAGAATATGTTAAATTGGCCTCTGTTTTAAATATACTAAGTTTTTCGTCTGTTATTTTATAAAGATTAGCATATTCAGTATTATTTTCTTTTAATCTTGAGTATTGATTAAGATCAAAAAAATACTGTTCAAATATTTCTAACTGCGCTTGATTTGCAAATAAATTAAATTCCTGTGGTGTTATATACCCTCTATTTTCTTTATTAACGGCGGCTAATACTCTTTGATAAACTGTATCTATGCTAACCATATTTATAATTTGTTATTTATAATGATTAAGCCGCACTTAGCGGCCTAACCACTATAATGCAACTATTTTAATTTTTTTTCTATTGATTTGTATACATCAATTCCATCATCTGTTTTAAAGAAAGATGCTAAAGCAGAATATGGATTTTCTTCAAAAGGAACGGTTATTAATTTTTTACCTGTACTAACCCACTTAAATGTGCGTTGATCTTCAGATAAAGAAATTAAGTTTGCTTCAACCGCTCTAATTCCCATGTTTCTAATATTAATATTTTCGTCATTAGCCAATTCTAAGAACAATACTGGCGAATTCCTGGCAAATAGTAATAAATCTCTTTTAAGCTCCTTAGAAGTCATCTTAGATACTTTATTTCCATGTTCTGTACGCATAATTGCTTCAGCATGGTCTATATCCATAGATGCAGCAATGTTTAATGCGTCAATTTCAAGTTCTAAAATATCAAGATCATCTTCAGCTTCTTCAACAGGATCAAATTCTAAATAAACTTTATTCCTATCTGGATGATATAATGATAATAATTTTTGTAATGTTTGTTTTTCTTTTGGTACATATAATTGTCCATCAGTAAAAACAATGTGCCCTAATCTTGCTGGTCCTTTAAATTCGTCAACAAATGGGGTTTTTTGGTTTATTGTATATTTTAATTCACGCTCTTCTGATTTTTCTTCGTCAAAATAAAATATATTTTTACCTTTTATTGTATATGTTAAAGGACTTTTACCACCTTTTAAATAATAAGTTCTATCTTTAATTTCCCAAGTTGGGGTAGTTTGTTTTGTCATGATATAATAAGATTAAATAAATAAAAAGTAAAGGCAGGGACGCCCGTAAGCGCCCCGTTCTTTACATTAAAATACTAGTTTAATAACATAAAGTTATTAGCGCCTTGTACAACTAGACATCTTTCAGATAGATAGTGTACTTCCATAGCATCTAAATCAGATGTGAAAGCTCCACCTACTGAACCAGTCGTCCAAGACTTCATTTTTCTGTCGTCAGCTTCAGAAGCTCTGTAGCGTACGTGTAAGAATGGACGTTTTAGGTTTTTGCCTAGAGTTTGGTCATAGATTGTAGAAGTACCTGCGGGAACTAATACTCCGCGAACATCAGTAATAAGTCCGCGAGTGCTAGCGTCATTTAAGTATTTCCAATCAGTTTTATAGAAGTCATAAGAACCTCTGCGGAATCCGCTAAATCCTAAGTTAAGGGCCATATCTTCGCTGTTTGAGAAAACACCGTAAGAAGTACCACCTGAACCGTAAGAGTTTTGTGCAGCAAGCATATCATCAATGTTTAATGATACTGAACGATTTAAGAAAAGCATATTTTCTTCAATAGCTCCTTGCTTGTCAAGTTTCTTAAGGATTTCATCAAAATCAGCAAGATCTTCAGTAGCATCGTTTCCATCAACACCAGCAGTCACGTGACCACGATCTTGAATAGCAGCGAAAAGCCCTTCAGTTCCTTTAATTCCGGTAATACCAGCAGCACCTGAACCAGCAGCCGCTTCTTCACCTTCTACTACAGACATTTCAAGATAATCTTCAAAACGAGTGCGAGTATCGCCTTCAGCTTTTAGATACCATAAATATCCAGATTGTCCAGACTCTCCAGTTACTTCAACCCATCCAATTTGAGATGCATCAGAGCCAGATACTTCGTATTTGTCTTTAATGATAATTGGTTGGTTAGTGAAAGATTGGAAAGAAGGAGTGATTGATTCGTTGATTCCAGTAGTTCCTTTAGCGAACTCAGAACCATAAACGAATAAATTAACAGCCCCATCAGCGAAGTCAGTATCAGTAGTGAAAAGCGCTTTGTCGTAACGTTTTGCTGTAATAGTGTTAGTAGTTACTGCAGAAACGTAAGCTTTCACTGTAGTACTTCCGTCAGAAACAACAATTGTTTGTCCAACGCGAACTCCGTGTCCGTTTGCTGTGATAATACCTGTAGCTGCAGCAAGAGTTCCAGCATAAGATAAGTGTAATCTTCCTTGCTCAGACCATACAACCTGATCAGAAGTCATTGGCATTTCAGCACCAACCATTCTTAAGAAAGAAGAAACTGAACGATCACCATATCGCTCTACTTCTGCTTCATATAATTCTGGTAAATATTGCTGAGACCAGTCGTTAGCACCACCTGTAAATGAAAGGTAGTTTGTAGATAATGTTTGTTTTACTGGAGCTGGAACTGCATTTAGGTTCGCGCCGCCAGTAGGAGTAATAACTGCCATTGTAATTATTTTTTTAAATTATTGTCTAAGTTTTATTTTTAGCTTAGAACTATCTTCTCCTGTAATTGCTCTAACTTTAATCCCACCGGCTTCAACAACTGGACTTTTCCTAGCATCCATATTTATATTCTTGGATTCTAAAGAAATTTCTTTTATTGCATCGGCTTTTCCTTGTTCATAAAAGTGATTTGCAATTGCATCCGCATTCTGCGCTGCAAACAAAGCTTTGTGGTAACCTTTAGCATCAGAGAGCATATTATTATTGTCTAAGTATTTACTTATAACATTCATAATGTCACTCTGAACTTCTTTTACCGAATTTACATCTGACACTTTGTATCTAAATTTAGAGTCTCCAACAGAAAAATCAAAACCTTTGAATCCTTCGTTAAAAACATCATTAGTTACTTTGTCAAAATGCTGCTTTTGCTTTTGTGCTACATCTTGCGTTTCGGATTGCTCCTTGCTGTATCGATTGAAAAAGTCAATTGCTTTTTGTTGATCGGGAGTTAACTTAGAGTTCAACTTGACCTCTTCGTAATATTTACTCTTTAGATTTTCCAAAAAACTTTTGGCTTTGGCAACTTCTTCTTTGTAAGCTAACTTTTTTCTTTTAATATCTCTTTCTTCATCCATTTCTTCATCATAAGAAAAAGAATCTTCTATTAAAAAATCAATCTCTTCTTTATCCAAGTGAGATTTAGTTTGCTTGTAGTATTCATATAATAAAGTAGATTCATCTATTTGACTATAATCAGCGTTTAATCTTACATAGTCTTCTAATGATCCACCTGTTTCATTCATAAAATCAACTACCTTTTGTATATTTTCAGGTAGTTCAATATTGTTTGATTCCGATGCTTCTTGAATTACGTCTTCTTTTGTAATTTCTTCTTTTGCAGGCGCTTCTTCAACATCATCTTCAATTTTTTCTAAGACTACTTCAGTTTCTTTTTCGTCTCCTTCGCCCACTTTTTGCAATTCCACTTCGGCACCTTCCCCGCTTTCATCGCTTTGTTGTGTGCTATCCAGCACGCTGCTTTCTGTTTCTTGTTCTTGAACGGCATTTTCTTCTTCTTTTGGTTGTTTTCTTAAGTCTACTTTAAAAACTCCATCGTCAGCCTTAGTGTCCACTCCCGCGGCCTCTAAGACTTGTTCTTCTTTTTCGGCTGCTGATAGTTGTTCATCAACAACAACCTTGGCTGTTTGTTCTGACATAATATAATATTATAAAATTAATAAAAATTGTAACTTATGTTACCTTGGTTCAAATTGTTCTAAACCAAATCCCCCCAAAGTATCAAATCCAGCGGATTCAAATTTTTTCGGTGGTGTATTGTTTTTTCTTTGTTCTATAAGTTCTGATTGCTGACTAGCTTGAATTTTTGTTCTTTCGTCCTTGCGATCTTCTTTATAACTCTCTTTATCTTTAATTACCCGTAAATCCATTTCTTTAAGTTGCTGATTTAACTCAAACTCATGTACCATAAGCTCTTTCTTGAGCATCGCTTCACGTTCTAATTTTTGCATACTTAAATCGTGTTCGGCGGTAGCTAATTGTACTTTTGAATTTGTAATAGCTTGCTGTTTTTGTAAATCTATTTGGGCTGCATTTTGTGCGGCTTGTGTATTTGACTGAGACTGTGCTTGGATATTTTGCATTTGCTGTGCTCTGTCATCTTCATTTTTCTTACGTCTGCGTATTTTTAATAATTGATTAGCAAGTTTAAGATTTTTAACTTCTCTAATATCAATAGCATCTTCTAAGAATATTTGATCTCTACTTAATGCCATTTGTATATTATTTTCTAAAAGCTGTTTTTCTTCTTCATCTGGGGATAATTCTAGGAAAATACCAAAATCATGAAGATGTAACTCGTTTAAATCTTGCAATATTCCAACATTATATTTTCCGATGCTCTGAATAAAATTATTTTTTGTATTTGAATATTCTAATACATCTGATATTCTTAAGCTAATAGCTTCAGCTGTTTTTAATGTTAAATATAAACCAGCTTGTAATATGTGTCTTGTTGCTGTATTTGAATTTGCAGCAGCTAATTTTTGTAATCCAACAAGTGCATTTTTATCAGGAGTGCTACCGTCACGAGCTTCATTTAATCCCGTAACATCTCTAATCATTTGCAAGTAATAATTATAAGAGCTAATTAAACTTGAAATTTTAGCGTTTGCTCCAGATGTTTGTAATTCTTGAATAGGTACTCTACCGTGATTAAACTCACCGTCTTGTGTCATTGATCTACCAATAACAGAACCTGTTTGGAAGTACATATTAAGTGCTTCTTGCGCGTTGTAATTTGTACCGTTGCCCAAATCAATTTCGGCAATACCATCTGCATCTAAAAATATACCATCAGGCACCATTCTTGAAAGTACCTGTTGTAATTTTAAATGTGTTATTTGAATCATATCAGCAAATGTTGTCATTCTACTTACTAATGATTCTACAGCACCTTTATACATTCTTGGTGCTACTATATTATAACTAAACTGCGCTTTGGTTGTATCAGCTTTTGGTCGGGTCATGTTTTCAGCAACTTGCCATTTAAGCAATTTGTTTGCTCCAATAACTTTAGCACCTTCATATATTACTTCTATAGATCTTGATACTTTTTCAAAACGAGCTCTTTGATCTTTCGGTGGATTAAAACTATCGTCTTTCTTTAAAGCTTTATTAGCACCACTAGCCGTTTCTTTTATTTTATATACTTGATTCTTGAATGTTTTATATTCAAAATAAAGAACATACACATAAGATCTGTCATTTGTATCCATTGCGGAATAAGACTTATTATACATTATTGCATCGTTGCCTTTTCCTTCAATTTCTTTAATATCCTCTTCTGTTAAACTAGGATATTGTTTTTTAAGCTCAATTAATGATACTTTTCTTATTTCACCTACATAATATATATCATCAAAATACGGTGATTCTGTATAAGAATAAACTATATCAGAGGGATCAACATATTCTATTTTAATACCTTCAGATGTATTAAAGCTGTTTTTAGTACAACCCATACCAATAACAGCTATATCATAATCTAATCTTTTCTTTAATAAATGGTATTTATTATGGTCTAGCACATTGTTAATAGCTTCTTCTTGTGCTATTTCAATTGATTGCTTGTAATCAAGCTGCATATGTAATGCCAACTCTTCTTCTGTTTCCGGCAAAGTAGCTTTATCATTTTCATAAACATCTATACCAAGCTGTTGTTGAATTTGGTCGGCTATTTCACGGGTTTGCATATCTTTTATAATAGATTCCATATAATTGCTTCTTTTCTTTATAGAAGCTGAATCTTGTGAATATGCTTTTATATCGTATGCTCTTTCCCCAATACCATTAACAACGATGTCTACAAATTTAGGAATAATAGGTACCGGCTTCCAGTCAAGGTTTAAATAAGATAAATCCCCATTAATAGATAATTCATCTTTATACTTTTGAATTGATTGCTCGCCTCTGGCATACAATCTTAATCTATGAAAATTATCTCGATTTGCAAAATAACGGTTTGTTCCCGAATCTCTTTTAAACCATTCTGCTTCAATGGCTCTTGAAATTTCCATTCCATACTCTAAGCTGCTCTTTTCTTTATCTGAAACAGCCTGACTTGGGAATATACCTTTTGGTTGTGCTTGTAACATCTATTTTATTATTTTTGAAATATGTCCTTGATTGTTATATTTTTTAAAGCCAAAATCTAATTTTGCCGTTGTTCTAAGTTTTTTAGGCTCATACAAATGCCTATTACATGCCATTATAGCAAGTCCCGAACTGATAGTTGCATCAAATTTCGTTCTATTGTTTATATTAAATTTTGACCAGTCATTTAATGTTTTATTAAAATATATATTGCCGTAATCACCATTTTCTTGCAGACCAACATGCTTTTCAATATAAGACTCAATTGCTGCTGCGTGGATTTGTTTTATATCTTCAGAAGAGTTGGGCATCCCCCCAATTTCTTTTTCCGTTACAGAAAGTTTGTTAATAGCTTTATCTGGTCTATTCATTGAATAACCCCTGTAACCTCTTCTTTTTAAATAATATAACAATCTTGGTTTGTTATTTTCAGCCAGTAGTGGCATACCATAAAACACTAACGACATTAAAACATCTTCAAAGAATATTTCAGCTGTTTGTGGTCTAGCTATATATTCTAAAAAAAATGTATTTGCAGGCGCATCTTCCATACTAAATTTAGTAAGTCCGTGTAGTGCTCCTTTTGATCCTCTACCATCTGTTGTACCGGAAATATCATAAGAGTCACATCCAAATGCCCCTATATGCTCATTTCCAGGATGTTTTATTCCATTTTTTAATATTACACGATTTTGTAAATTTAAAGGTGGAATCCAAGCAATATTAAACCTTCCGTTTAAATCTGGATAAAAAATTACTTTTGTATCTTTTATTCCATTCTCCCACTGGAAGTTTCCCCTGGTTATTACTCCGTTAGATTTTAAATCTTCGTTGTAATCTATTTGCTCGTATATTTTACTTAAATTAAATATACTGTTTTTTGTTTCATCACGAAAAGCATGCTCTTCGGTTCTTGGAAATTGACGATAATATTCATTTAAAGCATCACTATCGTGTTTTAAACCTTCAACTTCGTTATCCCAAAAATCAATTACTCCCATTGATATATATTCATTGTCAGGCCCAAGTACTTGTTCTGAGGGTGTATTAAAGACAGGGTGTCCAAAAGAATCAATGAATCCTTCGTAATTCCATTCCATAGGTATGAACAAACTATATAATCCTGAGCTAGTTTGCCCATTTTTATTTCTTTTTGTGACGTCTGAATCATTGTAAAGCTTTTTAAAATTATCCCCTCCTTTGTCTAAAGCATTAGAGGTAGAGCCCATCATACATTTGCCTATGATTTTACTACCTAGTCTTAAAGTGGTTTTTGTAACCCTCCAGTTATTTAATATATTATCAGGTCTTTCCCATTTACCAGATTCATCATGGATTAGCAATCTTAATTTTTCACCATCATAACTATTGTCACCAGTATTCTTCCAGTCAATAGTAGTATCTAATCCTTCTAGTGTTTGTCTTTCGCTTGTAGACGTAATCGATTTTCTGGTAAGCTTTGAGGCCGGGACCCTGTATGCAAGCTCCGACTTTGGCCTATCCATCCCGTCCTGTATTGGTTTAAAAAAGAACGGGTAGTTGACCGATATGGGAACGACTTTATCGGTAAACATTTTTTTTGCATCCGATCCAGACTTTGATAATATACCGAACCTGGCATCTGAAGTAATTGTGGCTTGATGTACTGTTTCAGAGCTGGACATAAAACTAAAACCTGACCGTCTATTTTTAAGGTAACACATTCCGTAGCACCTTTTATCTGCTTTGCAAGCTTCCCAGAATATAAAGAATAGTCTATTTGCTTCTCTATAATCTGGTTGCCCAACATCAATTTTGGTGTGCTGCAAGTACATGTAATGAGAACCAGTAATATAAGTAGGTATATCCTTGTTATAAAACCAATATCCTTCTTCGCGTCTGGTAAATTCTCTATCAATATATGCATACCATTTTTCTTTAAATTCTAATGGATACCCTTCCCAATCAAAAATACTTTTTATATTCTTTAAATCTTTTGGGTATTCATGAGGTTGCCATTTATTATTGTTGTTATCTACCTTTTTAGGCACTTCCGGTAATGCTATACACAAATTCTGTATCTGGTATATTTCACCAATCTTACCGCTTTTACTTATAACAATAATATCGTGTTCTTCATTGTAGCCGTATTTCCATGCTTTTTTAGCATTCAATCTATGAATAGTTGTTTTTTTAATCGGCTCAACTATATTTAATAATGTTTGTTTATACATTATTTAGATCTTTTTTCTGCAAACCCACTAAAAGATTTTTCTTCTTTATCTATAGGTTTATTTTCTAATAATGCTTTTTCAATCTCTATTCTATTTAATATTTCAAAAGCATCAAATATTGCAAGTTTTTTTGTAGCTGCTGCATTTTTTAATCTATCAGCCGCTAATTCATCTTCTCCGCCGTGCACAATAATTTCTTCTTCAGCTACTTTAATAAGTTCCTCAACTGCTTTGTACCCACTCTGGATTATACGGTTTTTCTGTTCCTTTGCTGTCATATTCAATAGTAATAGATTTGATTGGTACTCTGTATAGACGTTTTTTGTCTATTATAAACTCATATTCTGACTCTGGTGAAAATCCAACCAGTTTATTGATACCATATGAGCCATCTGAATACGTTATAAAGCCTTTTAATGGCTCTTCTTTATCTTCAGATATAAATGTATTGTTTTCTTTTTTTATTGGCTGTATGAAGCAATATCCATCAATTGCTTTCCAATTGTTTTTTTGTTTAAAAAGAAATATTTGATCTAAATAGCAAAAATATAAATCTTCTTTAAAGTAATTTCCACTATTTTTTTCTTCACCTTGCATATCATAAAACCTTCTGAATACATTATGGTGAACAATAATTTCATCACCAATTTTTATATTAGTTTTAATTGCTTTTGGTAAAGCTACAACAATAGCACTTCTACTTACAAATCTATGATCTTCTATCGATGTGTTAAGTATTAAGCTTTTATTGTTTATTTTTTTAATGTTATTATATCTATTTTCTTTAGGTTTTATTATAAAAGAATAAATACTATTCATAATTTAAATTAAATTCAATACTGATAGCCATGTTTTTATTAAAAGATTTCCATGGCAATATTTCGTCGTTCTTTTTAATATATACCACAAAATTATCTTGTTCTTCTATAATATCACATATTATATGGTTTCCATAAACTTCTTGCCCAACGCTATAATGCATTGCGTCATTTTTATAATCACGGCCAATACTAATTTTTCTTATTAAATTCATTTTATTATTTTATTATTTTATTTTATTTTGCTCCGTATATCTTCAAATCATTCATTATTTTATTGCTAAATAGATGTAGGTATTACCCGATGCGTTAGTTCCTGTAAAATTTGCAAAACT